CAGACTCAAAAGGCTATGTATTAAGCATTGAGGATGCTGAGGAATTATTAAAATTAGATGTTGATATAGATAAAGCGGAGATGACGCATGGTGAGTGCTGCGTTAATGAGCAAGAATCAAATATGGTTCAAGCCACAAGAGAAATGGCAATGGATGCTCAAGACATGAGGTTAAAAGGACAATGGTATGAATGACATTATCAGAATGGTAGTTGCAAATGGTGGCGTAGCATTATTGCTTGTTGTTTTAGTTATATCTCCATTGATATATTATATTGATGGTGTGAATACGCTTAAAAATGTTTTTATTGCGCTAACAATTTTTGGAATAATGATTGCTATTGTTGGAGTGGTTGCCACAGGATTAATAGAACATTTTGCATAACATACACTGCATGGCAATCAGTCTTTCCTGCTAATGACATTGGTTACTTTATCGAGTCAGTCTGTGTGCCTTTTGATTTGTCAAACGAACGCATTGTTCCAATGCCTAACATACCAGTAATCATGGCGAATAACGCGCCTGTTTCCAATATTGGTGGTGGATCAATGCCATCAGGAACCTTACCCATTGCAGCAGCGATCATCCATATCCACATTAACATGGGATATATAACAAACTGCCAAGCTAAAGCAAATCCACCGACCCATCCAATGAACGGACGCCAACCGGCTACAAATATTGATTTATGTTGCGCCTCGACTTTATTTACATCAAGCTGTGCAAGCATTAATTGAACGTGTGCGTTTAACTGTGCGACATCACCTTTCTGATGCAGCTCTTCCAACTTTCGCATTTCCTCTGCTTGCCTAATCGGATCGGGCCAGATACGCTCGACAGCAGATTTACCTAGTTCAAATGCTGCTGATAATGGGTCAAAGCTCATTTGAACTGCCCCATTAAGCCGAAATTAATCACTGTTTCATCCCCTGACAGACCTAATCCACCACGATACGACATATTCCCTTCTACATGCTCTAATACAATAGCAGTTCCACCACTGTTATATCCTGAAAACCCTACCCCTATCCCAGTACAGGAAACCTTCAGGCACGATAAAGACGGTACGGACGATAAAGCATTGATGGCAGCTAAAGACTTTTCCAGGCTTTCAATGCGGTCGTAATCAATGACCTGAGTGTAGTTATTTACTTCAGTCACATGTGTAATGGATGAGTCACGGTACTCGTGGTGAGGGTCATCAGCCCAAACGGTAGAGGCAAAAAGCATCAACATAACAAATGCTACTGCTATGATTAACGCTGTAAATGTACCAAATATTTTATCTGTGATATTCATTTAAACACCTCTTTTAGTTTATTCATGTCTTCCCCTTAAATAAAGCTATCATCTGGTTAGTAACCGTCGTCACAAGGACTGTATGTTGTTTATGACTTTCACTTCTCAGTGCCTTTATTTCTGCCATCACTACAGAATGATTATTGTTGATTAATTTCCGAGTCTCGTTTCTGTCATACCACCACAGTTTGATAGAGGCAACTAGCACTAGAAATGTACCGGTAATAAATGGCCATATCTGAGTTAAGTGTTCAGCTAAAGATTGCGTTTCTTTGTATGGCATAATTTATTACCAGTCTAATTGGATATGACTCATGTCCCATCCGTAGTCTATATTATTAGTTAATTTAGGTTTTGACCGTTTCCAGGTTCCACCCCATTCAATCTTATGGTCAAGGATTGCCGCTGCCTGATAAAAAGCAATAGCTATCATTGCCATGTAATGCGGCTCCCAACTAGCTTTCCCATTGACATAAGCATAATAATCTAACGCTTTTCCAAGCTGATGCTTGCTTAACCTATCATAACCATCAACCATAGACTTTCCATCCTTAAATAGCTCATTCTGACGCTCTGCTGTGCGCTTACCAGCATCATTGCCATGACCGTAATCCACAAGGCTCAATTGTATAGCAAGATCATCAATTTCAATCAGACGCTTATCAACGCCTTTACGATTATGCTTTGATCTTTTGCTGAGTTTATAGGTCATTATGGATCTTCACAGTTAGTTATTAATTCTGAAAATGACTCTAACTTAACGCTGTCCGTATTCTTAATATCGCCAACAGCATCATCATAAATACGATGAACGGTATCGCCTTCTATTGGTGGGCCTGTCTCATACACGACACTATAGATAACGTCTGAGGCATCAGTTAATGTAATGGCTGTGACTTCTCCAATTTCAGCAGACTCCGTCTGATTCTTAACAAAGGACATTCCTACTTCAAATCCCAACACTGTTGATACTGTTTCACTAAAACTTATCGTGTGGTCTTTTGCAGCCAGCCCTTTAACAGCAAACTGAACACCTGTTCCGCCATCACTCAATGTAGAAGTAATTGTTGCTGTTCCTGTTGCTCCAGCTGAAGCCTGTTGTTTAGTTCCCCAAGAGCCGCTTATTGCGCTCACACCACCGGAAGTGTTTTCGGTTGTTTCTGACCAACCAGCACCAGCTACAGAGTAGACATCAGTGCCACCTACCTCTATACCGAATAAGTAAAAAGCCAAGCAATCAGCAGCATCAGTAGTTACTCCAGTAATTTCATGTGATGTTCCTGCTGGCGATAATACAACACTTCCAGTTTGATTAATTGGAGACGCTGTATTTACGCCTGAAACCCTTAGATACCAACCTACAGATTCAAAAGAGCCGCCACTCCATCCTACTGTTACCGTTGCTTCTTCTGTTCCGTCTGCTATACGATAATATATTACAAACTTGTCATCTGTATTTTGATCCCCGCCAGCTACTAATTTTGTCCAACTCGGCGTATCTGTTACGCCAGTAAAAGTCTCAGCGCCATTGTTATCACCAGTCCTGACAAATATCCATAACAACTCACCAATAGCAACATCGAAAGGTCTTGATAAATCAATGCTAGCTGTTTTTACTGATGATTCATTTGTTTCCCATGTTTTAACTACTGGCACACTCATTATGTAATCCTCAAATCGTTTATGGAAACTTTGAATAAGTCAAGTAGCCATTCAGTATCCTCTGCATAAGGCATATTGGCATACCCCATAATATAACCGCCACCCCAGCCATTGTAGCCAAGATCAATAGATTTTTGACTTATTATTAGTTCAATATCGCCAGAATCATTTATTGTTGTATATTCAGATTCATTCTCCCATTTGCGATACCACGCAATCTTGCCATCTGTAGCACTATCGCCACTTGATGCTTTCAGATGATAGACAACGTGCATCCATCGCCCGGCATCGGCAGGCGTTATATAATCAGCATACGTTTCAGGAAGGGTGTAAGTTCTGTCTCCTGCATTATCATAAGCTAATCTCACATCTATATTTGTTGAGGGATTCCCAGGCCAATCCTGTGTTGTAAAATGCGATACATCAGGGTCGCTATATACCTCACTATGTTTGCCCATATACATAACAAACCACTTATTATTAGTTGGTGAGCCAGTTAGTCCTCTTGAAAAGTTAAGTGGCACTTTTATCCAGTAAGAAACCCATATCTCAGGATAGCCTTTGCCCATATAAAAACGCTGTTCAGTCCAATTTACACCTGCTGCATACCTAAGTCGCAAACTGTTTTTACCTTCCTTAGCCGTCCAATCACGACCAGCAGGATCGTGAATATTGCAAATTGTATTAACGTTCCATATGGCTACATTATCACCAGGGTCTGCACAAACGGCATCCTTTGTTACAATACTGGTTCTATTTGGCGCCTCCCATGTAAACCCGTCTGCATTCGTTGCAGACAAATCGCCAGACTCAAAATTATCATTGAAGATAGTGCCAAGAGGTTCTGCTCCTGAAGCAACAACATATTTAATAATAGCAGGATCAGCGTCAGCAACCTGATAATCAGAGCCATTAGCCACACTTTCTAGCGCACCATCAGCATCTACATATTCAAGCGTAAGAGTATTGTTTGCTGTAAACAATTCATCAGAAGTAAAGATTAGCGTACTTGTTCCCTGCCCTGAAGCAATCGCTAGGTTTGGATTTGAAAGATTACGGGTGAGGGTAAATCCATCTGAATAAGTCCCCGCAGTAGTAACAGCTTCAGAAAAATTAACAACTAATAGATATGAGCTATCTAAAGCAGAAATACTTATAATCTGCGGACTAGGGAAGGCAGTTACGGTTAAATCAGAATTGCCTGAATTAGTTGTGCCTGTAGTATTAGTCGCTGAATAAGTTAAAGTAACCGCGCCAGCTATCACTTGACTGCCGTCGCACCCTAATATGCCAGCCGAAGACAGAGAAAGACCAGTAGCTAATGGGCCCCCTGTATTAACTGAAATATCAGTTATCGCAGAACTGCCTTCATTAACATAATCATTCAGGTTGTATTTAACAGCATTAACTTCGTCATCTTCAAAGGTGAAATCAGGAACAGTCCCCCATACAGGGGCTAATGCCCCGCAACTCACTGTTCCTGTCCATGCGCCTGTTACTGTTGGCGCTGTTGCTGAGTTATCAACCACTGACATATCAAAGGATTCAGTTAATGAAGTAAATCCAGCCCCATTAGTTACTTTAACAACAATGGTATCTTGTCCGTATTCCGCTAGTGTTTTTGCTGAACGAATGTATCTTTTACCAAACAACACAAATCCTGACGGTAGTGCAGCAGAACTTCCATCAATCGCCCATTCTAATGTCTGTATAGAAGCGGGGTCGCCATCATCATCAATATATTCATTTAAATCTATGACAAGAGAAGCACCAAGCTCAATAGCTAAAAAGTCTGGAATGGATAAAAGAGTTGGCGCTGTTATTTCAAGACCAACAAGAGCAATAGACAGGGTATCTAATGATGATTGATTTCCTAATGGGTTTGTTGCTTTAACTGTCAGGACATATTCCCCGCCTTGCAACTCAGATATAAGTCCGCTTATGATTCCGTTATTAAATTCTAAGTCTGCTGGCAAAACACCAGAAGTAATCTCGAAAGTATAATGGAGAATATCATTACCAGGGACTAAATGCTGACGAACATCATAATCAATCGTATCGCCTGTTGTCCATTCTATATCCCAACTCTCATTCTTCCATTCAGGCGCAGTTTGATCTACAGCCACCGACCTGCCACCAGAAGAGGACAAAGACGAATACCTTACATTAGTTAGCTTCGATCTTTTAACTGTAAGTTTTGTCCGTTTATTTGAAAGCGGGGTTCTCTTAGCCATGATAGTTTCCTAAGCCTGTTTTCTCCAGAATACAACAACACTTCCAGAACTAGAGGCATCATCAATAAAAACACCGGTATTAAATTTAGCGCCTTTCAGATCAAAGAATGCACCAATGGCTGTTGAGGCTGGAATAGAAAGTACAACCGTTCCAGTATCATCTGTGCCATCTTCTATGTTGATTACTCCGCCAGCAGTCGCTACGGTGACTAATACACCGAATACCAATGCAGGGTCTGCTGATACCTGAACATCATTATCTGCCGTCGCCCATGCATGATATTCACACTCATCGACTCCAACACCATATTGATTGAGAGTTCCAGCGTTTCGCTCATTAGCAAATGCTTCTGATATATAGACTAATTTGTACTTCTGACCCGTATCTGGATCAATATAATATTCTGGCATTATATTTGGTCTTTCTGGTGTGGCTGTCATGTTGTTCTCCTAAATCATTAATTATATTGAGTTTTAAGTCATTATGCCGCTATGCTTGCCATCGCTTTAAATACAGCAGCCCCACCACTACCTGCTGTTGTACATACCCATCCAGGACTTGCGCCAGCAGTAGGCGTTTCTTTTCTAATTATATCGCCAACCGCCCACTCCCCGCCTGTTGGCAGACTATCACTCCATATTTCTCTCAAGCCATTTCTGTTTATACGTCCATCAAATGATCCAACATCTGACGATGGTACTACTGCACCTGTAATCCATAATGTATTCGCTAGTAAAGATTCTTTGTCAAAAAGAGTAACTGTTTCTGCTGTGACTGGAATATCAACGTATCGGTCATAAGTATCAGTGCTAGTCCCTCTATATATTCTTAATGAAGTCCCTGGAACTGCATTACTAATTATCAATTTATGTGCTGTAGCGCCACCAGAGTGAACTATACTATCTTCTGCGCTTAAAGCTCCAAAAAGATACTCAGCATCAAAAGCCTTAATAAGATAATAATAGGTTGTAGTATCAACAAATCCTGATGTTGGAATATCTGCTTCTATTGCAATAGAATCTATAGAGGCTGTGTCAACTTTAGTTAATGGGACTGTTTTATCTGCGGTAGTTGCATTCCAGCCCAATGAACCATCATAAAAGATTTTTAGTTGTTGAGAGAGTAAGCCTGAAACTGATTGTAACTTAGTGTTTAATGCCCCTACCGCTGAAGTGATAAAAATACCCAAGCAATTATAGTATTGCCAACCAGTAGGATCAGCAAAATCAGCAGGATCATTTAAAAAATCTCCACCTCTGTTATTTTCTAAATTTATAGTAGACCCTTGTTTAATCGAATTTATGCGTATATCTGCTGTTCGACTCACAGGCGTATTTGCAAAAGTAAAGAATTTATTTTCTTTAACTGTCAAGACAGTATCTCTTTCATCAACTAAATCATCATTTATATATATTGGGAAATATGTATCATCAGTATTTAAAAAGTAATTTTCGCTAAAGGTTAGCCCTGAGTTTTTTATTTCAAATGAATGGGCGCCATCAGAAAATTCAAAATGCCCTCCGTTTATTTCTACATTGAGGCATCTATCTATAACATATCTTCCGCCATTGCATGAATTAAATATTGCGCCGTTACAGTTTTCCAAATTTATTATGTCAAGATTGGTAGTAAATATTTGCTCAGCATAAAATGAATCTCCTGCATGATCAGTTGAGTCGTATAACCGACCACCTGCCTTCCCATTTACCCAATTTATCCATAGCATCCTGACTTGATCTGTATAATTTATACCTTTAGCGCCATATAAAATATTGGAAAATGAAAGATTCTCAAATGAAAAGCTACACTCATTATGATATAAAAAAGATGCTGCCGTACTGCCACTCCCGTCAACGCTAAAGTTTTTAAATAACATTCGTGGATGACCCGGAAATGCTACAGCTTTAACGTCTACAGCACTTTCATTTAATCTGAAAGCATAATCACCAGAAGTCATACCACTTAACATTAATTTTGATGATGTTCCTGCGCCTTCAAGTATATAGGTCAGTCGTGTGTTGGTACTGTCCAGAAATATATCTGATGTTATTTTTGGTGTCCCGTCAAAAATCACGTGCGTATTAGAATTAAATGCTAATTGAAATGCAGCAGTATCATCATTAGAACCATCGCATTCGGCCCCGTATGCTTTAACATCAATAGCGCCAATATAATCTCTCAGCCATGCACTAGAGCCATCACCACCACTAGGAATAAAGACTGTTCCGCAGAATGAGCCACCATCATCTGAATAAGTGCCAAGGGCTTCCCCTGATACGCCCCTCCAAATATTTCCACGACCATCTGGACTCAGAATATATAAAGCACTTCCTGTAGTTGGTGTTAGTAGTACAGCGGTTGATTTATCATTAGTCACTGACGGTTCGCTGCTTGATGATGCTGCGGCTAACTGACTCGGATTAACGCTCTTAAGAACTGATCCTGTCTCGTCTATAAGAGGAACTAAAGCGGTGCTAGGCACAACATAGGAAGTATCTTTTTTTGATAGAATTGTACTCATTGTTCGACCTGCTCCTGAAGCCCTAAGTTATTCTGTATCTTGATAATTTCAGCACTTAATTTAGTAGCTAATTGCTTTCCAAGTGTCGACTTATATTCTGTTTTCATTGATTTTGCCATAAGTGCTGTTATTTTTGGATTCGTCAGCGCATGAGCGACCACTCTTGGCGCAACCAGAATAACGCCTGCCTCAACTGGGTCTATTATCTTAAAGGCCATTCCTGCGCCAATCGTACCGGCCTGAACAAGGTTCATCACCATTCCAAGCCCTGCCTCTGGTCTTTTTTGTAACCTTTCGCCTATCATTGCAAATTCAATAATCCTGTTTCTCTGGTCTTTACTGAAAGCAGCATTTAAGGTTCTTCCCTTTTTTCTGTCTACAAATGTTTTTAATAATCTATTGGCTGCTACAACGCCTTCAGCATCAGAAGTCTTTGTAAGCAATGACTGTAAATATCCTGCCTGCATACCATGCCATGCTGTATCAAACTCTATCTCTTTACTGAGTTTAGCAGCAGAACGTAAAGCCTTTTTCGCTTTTATAATTTCAGTTACATTACCATCCCTGAATATTGTCTCGCCTATTCTTTCAGGATTCTTTTTATTCGCATTAATCAAGTTAGCTATAAATTTATTATCAAATATCTCTTTTCCTTTTCTCCAGAATTTATTTGTTTTTAAGTAGGCGTCTGCAACATCTTTACCAGCATTTAATGCTGACTTTTCCATTGATCCATTAATGCTTGTAACTATATCACCAATTGTTCTATTGGCCCTTCCAGCACCAACAACTCCTTCTAAGTCACGTTGCATTGCTAGTAAGCTAGATCGGAGAAAATGAGCATCTTTAAATGTTAAGTTATCAGGCAAATTAGTAACTTGTTTTAAAAGCTGCATATCAACTTCACCAGAACCTACATTAGCAACCCTCTTTAATTGCTCAAGAGTATCTCCTGCTATTTGCTTTAAGTAACTTGTACTTATTGCAGCACCACCAGACGCATCTAATAAGTTATCAACATTCTCATACATAACACTAGCGGCTGAAGAATGTGCTGACCTACCACCCTTAATATTGTTTCTGAACAATTGGCCTAAAGCATCATCAGATAAATCTGTAGACGCTTTTTTTGCAATAGTTTTAATTAAATTCTTTTCCATTGACTTATAGGCTTCGACATTGGCAACATCAACACCTTTATATACACCAGAAGCCGTAATAGAGCCTTTTGTTAGAGCGTCCAATTGCTGTATCCACCATGAATCAGATAATTGTGCCGCTGTAAACTGACCGCCTTCACCTGTAAATTTCTTTGACAAGGCTCTGCTTAAATCAGTTACTTTTGGCTTTATTGCTTGACCTACATAACCAGCCGTCTTTAAAGCAAGTTGACCAATCCCTTCAAATACAGCTTGCTCTCCTCCAGCATAAGCTGCACGTTTTCCTGCTTCAGCAATAGTTTCAGGAGCTTCTTCCTCCCCCATAATATATTCTTTTGCCATTTGACCTGCTTCGCCAATAGCTCCACCAATACCAGATGCGCCCACTTGAATTGCTCTTTGGGCAGCCTGTCCCATCTGCTGAACACCAGGAAGCCTTGATGCAATAAGAGGGGCAGCAATACCGCCGACAAGCGCAGGAACATCACGCTGGAATTCTTCCCATCCAGACCTGTCTAATTCGGCTGTTGGCTGAACAACCTCAAATCCTTCAGGCGCATAACTCGGCAGAGGTACATCAACAGGGCGCTGTCCAACATTCTGCAAATAATCCAATACCGCAGTCTGAATTCTGCTCTCATCCCAATTAGCAGGAAATTCAGCCACATTACCATCAGGCAACTCAACTTCGATTACATCATTCATTGTAGTTCGAGTTTTCCGGTTTGAGGATTTACTTTATATCGTTTGACTGCTTTCTTTTCTTTCTTTGTTACGTCCCTTAATGTCATTCCTGAACGACTCTGCCATGTCCCTACAACATCGTCATCAAATCCGGCAGCAAGGGTTAATTTGTGCTTATCTACAACGCCCCTGAATCTCTGCAAAGCATCAAGCAGTTGTTCATCTGTCTTAATAAGCCCCTGACCAAATTCCTCTTTCAATCGTTTCATTTCATGTGGCGTAACAGCTGCTCCTGACCTGTCCTTTAGCGTCATATTGAATAATGTTGCAACTCGTTGTCTTAGCATTCTGCCTTCTTCTGAGATAGCGAAGTCAGGAAGTTTCGCTGTTACGCCGAATCCTGGAATGTCTGCATTTGGATCATCTTTCGTTATTTCATTAAGCATTGTCTCAACATCAGTTATTGTACTTTCTATATCAACAATGCCTGATTTCTCAATTTCTTTAGAAAAGGATTCTACTTTTTTGTCAAACTTCTGCTGCGGCCTGTCTCCTTTGCGAATAATATCGGTTTCGCCAATAGACGGTTTTCCAAACTTCCGCTTGTCAACAATCATCACATCGCCCGATGTTGGGTCAACTTCAGTTGTTAATGTGCCATAACCAATCCCTTGTGCGATTTGGGGGTCAATGCCTTGAGCAATAAGCTCATTCATCTTCTTCTGTGCTGCACTTGCTTTTTCAACATCAGCCTTTCTACCTAAAAACTTATCAATAATAGCTTGGCTATAATCACCTTCCTCAGTTACGCCAAACTTATCCATAGTCGTCTGATACGGTGCTACACCTTGCTCATCAAGGCTTCTTGCCATAGACGTAAATGTTTCGTAGCTGCTAACACGCTCTAATTGAGATTTAGCGTAGTTAGACTTGAGTTCAGCAACCTTTAATTCCCTTGTCTGCTCTTCCTGTGCCAAGCCACCAAAACCTGCTTGTTGTAAGGCATTGTACTTCTGGAAGCCTGTAAGCCCTTGTGCAGAGATATCAGACAGTATGTTGCGTCCTTGTATGCCTCGTACGCCTTCTCTTAATTTAAGGGCGTTCATAGCGACCTGCTGACCTGATTGGACAGCCTGTGCATAGTTAAATGGGCGGAAGTCTGGCATTATTATCCCCAAACGCTCGGATCAGAACTTTGCCAACCTGGGGCATATCCACCGCCCCTATTGCCAAGCATATTCATAATGTCCCGATTCTGAGTATAAGATATATAATTCTGTAATCCGCCCTGAACAGCCTGATTATAGGCTGAATATGGTGTAGCCGTACCTTGAGCGGCTAGAGTCTGCGGGATAATGTTTTGTGGGGTTTGAGTAGCAGGTGGGCCAAATCCAGCTACTTGACCCTGACGACCAAAGATATTCTGAAACTCCTGTGAAGCAGCGCCTTGTTGGTAATCTGCCATAGCTCTTAATCCACTACCGCCTAGCCGTCTGTTTTGAGCAGAAAGCATGTTTTGTACGCCTTCTGTCCCTTGTTGTAATCGAAACTGGTATCCAGGATCAGCCCTCATCAGTTCTTCAGCAGGCATACCACCTTCGAGCATTCGCGTCATGCCACCTAAAGCGCTAGCCCCTGCTGTCCGATATGGCTCTTGTGCGCCCCATTGAAGGTCGAATTGTCGTCTACTCTCTGCTGTAGACTGTCTTAATGCTTCTGCTTCTCTATCAGCGGAGCTTTTTCCAAACATTCCAGATAAAAGTGAACCGCCTACTATTGCTGCTGGAGCTATCCAAGGGTTTGTTGCTGCTGCCGCTGCTACTGGAGCTACCATAATATTAACCTCTAAAACTCAAATTCAATTCAACACCATTCGTATTCCCTACCGTCGAATCTACCGTTCCATCTGTATCAATTGTTACAACACCAATTGCACCTGTTAACTTTGTTACCACAAACCGTAATTTCTCTGTCGGTCTATATCCTTTTGGTAAAGTAAACGCCGTTGTTCCATTCGTTCCTGAATCAGCAGCCCCTTTAATATGAACACGCTTATAAGGGTCAATATAATACTGTACAGCTGCTTCACCTGATATATTACTCCAACTATTCTCAAATGTAACGTCTTGATAATTCTGTATTTCTGCTACTGTTCCTACAAATCTCTGCAACCAATCAACTAAATTATCCGATTCTCTATAGGTCTGAATGAGCTTCATCAGTAAGCCCCAAGTGAAATATCAGCATAACAGGTCAACCATGCGGTAAAATAAGAATCCGTTGTTCTGAACTCAAATATTCGCTCATAAGACTCACCTAGCTGATACCAGACAGCTTTATATTTATAATTACCTATATTTCCTATTTGAGCGACTAATTCTGAACTCCACGTCTTTCCACCATCATCAGAATAACGCATCATAATCGCTGGATTATTATCAACACTTCTTTCCTGTGTCTGCCATTCCATGTAGTCATCTAATGTCCACTCCATAACTTCATCTTCAGTCCATTCTACAAAGTCTGGTTCTGGATTTAAGTCCGAACCACCAACACCACCTTCTAAATCTAAAATCAATTCATGAAATGTCATTGGGCGATAATCTTTGTGAATAGGCGCGGTTATTCTTTTACATTCAAGCCAATCATCACCATCTGTATAGGTTTCTAAGTCTAGTGTATAGAACTGCCCACCTAATATATCACCAACATAATGCTTGTTATTAAAATAACCGTGTCCGTTAGGTCGCCACCTTCCTAAATCTTTTGTTCCTCGAGTAGCCCAAAGACCTGTTGTTATATCAAACGTAAACGTCTTTTTAGACTGAGGAAAAGTTAATACATAAAAATGATGGCTTCTCTGCATGTAGCAGAAGCCAAAAGCATCAGAGGTTGTACCTAACTTATTGATTTCATCAGCAATTTCTGGCGTAGAGATAACTTCAACCCTAGCCCCCATTGTTTTGCAAACTGCTATTCCGCCTTCTCTTATCTGCCCTAAGTAGAAAACAGCATTATCACCTTCTGCCAAACTCCATTCAGCATGAACCCCCCAACTAGAAACACCGCCTTGCGCTCTCCTGAAAGGGAATACGGGATCACCGGCGTTATAATGCGCCTCAGTCGAATACTCACCAAATAGGTAGAGAAAGTCATCAGAAGCATGGATTGTTTTTAATAAGTCAGGACGGCCTTCCGCGTTCTCAAAGTCTAATCCTTCCCATGAAGTCGGGTCTTCAGCAGCAGAGACATAATAATCTCCTGTATCTTTAGCAACAACACAGAAAAATCCATCTTTATATGTTACATGATTGACTTCTAATGGTGGTGTTTGCTCTGCCGGGAAATCAACATCAGTTATCGCAGAAAGTGTCGTTCCATCATAGGCATATCCATTCTGCCCATCAACCAACATCAAATAAGTCTGTCCCTCAATAATAGAAACACGACCACTGGTTGAATTTATTGTGCCAACCTCAGTAATGGCTTCATTTGAATCAATGGATTTTAATTTAGAGCCAACAACAAAGAATATCTTACCGTCGAATAACGCTCCATTTGACCGTTGCAATCCACCCAAATCAACTGAGGTTTTAAGTCCTGGGCAACGATACAGAGGAACAGGAACTTTCCCATCCTTAGTGACTTCGGCATACAGGTTTAAAGTAATCTGGTTACTTTCTATTGTACTTCTTGCTATACCGTGATTTCCCGCTAACGGGATTGGAAGCCTCACGCTATTGCTATATTTGCTGAGTCACTTTCAACAAGAAGGTCTCTCAACTTTCCGGCAGTCGTAACATCAATATGGTGCTGCACAGTGATTAGATCGCCAACAGCTACGGTTATATCAACTGTTCGAGCTGAATAGCCTGTAGCTGCTGTACTCCAGCTATCTTCTTCACTACCGTTTTTAAGGACACGAACATAAGAATCATGGTTTGTTTCCCCTGCTGCATGTTCAAGTGATACTTTAATTACACCAGCAACCAATACCGTACCAATAACAAAAGTAGTATTTGGAATGTAATGATATGTGTCAGCAGCATCATAACTTGTCTGTGTTGTTGTTGCTGGTGTTGTAGCACCTAAGCACCTTTTTATTACTGTAGAACCTGTTGCGGGAGCAACGTGCATGGCAGAGGTTACAGTATCAGATGAGATTGTTGTCGCATTACCTACAGAAGTAACATCACCAGTTAAATTAGCATTCGTAGTAACTGTAGCTGCGTTACCAGTAATATCCCCTGTTACATTACCAACAACATCACCAATAACATCAGATATTAACTTGCGATTAACTTTAATGTAATCAAAGTGAGTCGTCGTTCCAGCGGTTTTAGTTCCTGTAGCCTCTATTCCAGTAATAACAATCTTAGCTCTTACGGCTGTAGCGTCTATTGTTACTGCGCCGGACTTAGTGTCATAACTTGTAGGATTCGATGATGCCTCTGTGTAAGCCTCTAACTGAGATACTAGACCATCATCCTTATCATAGGTATAAACGTGTACAAAAGTCTTTACAGTGGCACTAGAAGCCTTATAGGTGAATTCTACGGTAACGACTTCATCTTTGAGTACGTCGAATAGCTCTCCAGTAGCTAATCCACCACCATTACCCCCTGACAGAAACTTTAATGAGTTCTTGCCATGTGCTGAATCGGTCGTATCTATAGCAATAGTCGCATCAGTTAATCGGGTTAAAGTCCAGCCATCAGGTGTACCGTCAGCGTTTGAATCTACTTCAAAACTACCGTTTGGGGGAACGACACCCGTTTCCACAATATCTGATGCTGTTTCTGCATTCAAGTTATCAATCACTAAACCAATAGTTACACCAACACTATTAGTGACTTTGTATTTATATTCACCATCTAACCAAATAGGATTAGTAGGGCGACCATCAGCATCTAAAATAACAGGATTGGCTTGAGCCGTTCCTAGTGATTTTGATGTGTAAGTATCTTTTAAAGTGGTTGTTCCAGCTTCATAGAAATATAACTTGCCACCGGCTAATGAAACACCATCATCATCAGGCCACTGTTGAACATCATTAAATAGTCTTATAGTCATTAGTTATATCCATTAAGAATGTTGCCTTTTCTGCCTTTTAGTAATCCTTGGTCTATCACAAGAGTATCCTGGCGGTTAGCCTTGTTTAATCGCTTAACATTCGCTTTAGATTCAACAGCAGAAAGCGCCAGTGTCGGGGAAACGCTTTGACCATAGTCAGAAGCGGTTTCTACCGCTAGATTAGTCCGCAAAAAGCGGTCGTATTCAGCAGGAAGCTCAATTGTTGTATCTAAGTCAACAAGTGAAGTAATTTCCTTTAAAGACGTTAAATGCAGTGTTAAATCAGTTCTTGGCTGATAATCGAAATGAAGCGTACCTAAAGGATAAGTTGGCTCATAATATAAACGGTCAGGATAGGTTGATATATCTTTATAGCGAATATCATTAAATTCCTGCAACGTCATAAAACGCAGAGGATAATCTGAACCACTTGTATCTCGATGAAATGCTGAAAATAACTGAATCGGCCTGATTGTATTTAGATCACCTCCTGAGCCGATTGTATATGAGGTTTTTGAGACTGAATAAGTAAGTTCTTCAGTTGTACGAAAAGGGATGATTAGTCCCTCTCCCTTCCACGAAGCTAAAAGACCATTTAATAGTTCAAGCCCATCAGCAGCCTGTTCAGCAGTCATTTCTCGACCACGACCAATCTTACCAATCGAACGTAGACTACCTTTTATAATAGATCGAGCGTTGGACATTACTCAGTCTCAAGGGGGGCTATTGTTTTCTTTTTAACTACTTTCTTTTTAGACATAGCTTTAGGTTTTGACTGTTCTGGTTCTTTATCAGTCCAACCAGCAGGGCATACATTTTCCTGAAATACCATCTTTTTGCCATCTTTATAACAAGTTATTGACATTATCTTATTCCTAATAAATATTAATAATTAACTATATAGCTTTCTACCTATATGTCCTGTTTTGGCATCCTTTAGGACTGATATATCAAATCCGCTTTCTATTGCTCTACGGCAAAATGTTGTATCTTCACCCCAATACTTTCCGTCATAATTTAAAAAATCAAACAGACTAAAGGCGATCTCACCATTATCAGTTACATATCTGGTATCTGGATTGTCTTGTTGCATCGTTTCTATTGCTTTCCTTGAAATCAACATACAACCTGCACCAACTGATACGGCTTGTAACCATCCTTCTTTCTCGTTTCCAGTTAAAGTCCCTGTATATTCAATTTTGTCGTTTTTCTTTCTGTAATTTAACGCACAAATATCATGCGTTGAATTTATTAATTTGAATACATCAACAGCATTAAAGACAATATCGTTATCGAGAAATAATAACTTATCAAATCCGCTTGACATAAACTGCATTACAATTTCATTTCTTGCTTTTGGCAAGATGCTGCATCCTGTGTGCATGTTGCACTCAACATCATAATCTGCAATGTGAAGCGCAAGCCTTAGTTTTATAAGGGAGCTGACAAATTCTGCATCAGCTCCCCCATAAAAAGGTACACCAATATAAAGTCTCAAGAAGCGATAAGTCCAAGAGCAACTAATTGCACCCTAAGATCAGCTAACTCAAGAATTATAGTAGCGGTATCTGTTCCAACCGTCACGACAGGTGCAGGTTGTACAACAGGAGTCGTACCATAAAAGCCAACTTTTTCAGTAGCTGATTTAGTGAGACATGTGCCGTTTGTATTACCATTTCCTAGATATTCAATACCCATAATGTTTCTCCAAATAAATTAAAATTGCTTTATGGTTCAACTGAATTCCGTGAGGAATCGGGTCTAAACCAAAGTAATGTATAAGTTTCTGATGTGGGATTTACACCACCTCCTGTAGGATTAACCCATGTAACAGATAGCGTATTTGCTGCTGTTACACGTGCGTCTGTAAGGCCAACACCATCAGTATGTGTGGGTTTATTCACGATTACAAAGTCTCCCACCCTCAAGCCACTAACTATTACGGTATCTTCATCCGTATCAACAGTAGCCTGATTGGCAGGATCGTATGTAAAAGTAACGATACCCATCTCGGCAATATTGCCTGTAAGTATATTACTCATGATTTAACCCCAAACTCGGCAAGCAAGTTCGCCGTATAGAGTTTTCCAACCGTACAATACGTCGATTCGACAAGGCATTGCATCGTTGTTGATGTCGTAATCACGAACAATACGCATACTGATTCCTTCATGCACCTGACGAGAAGCAAAGTCCACACCATTAGGCATAATCAGATCAGCAGTACCGAGGGTGAAAGCATCACGATGATAAGCCAAGTTCTGCGGATAGGCTGTAGAGGCTGTACCAACTTCAGTAATAACAGCGTTATCAAGAGCCAAAGCATCAACTGTCTGGAATGCACCGCTTGCACGAATTGCAGGAGATACCGCTATTTCAGTAGTGTTTGTATAGCTCACAACAGTGAACTGCTGCAACTTACCAGTAGACTGACGATTCTGAGGATTAACTGAGTTCACAGCAGCAATAGTAAGTACATCACCTACTGCATAAGTACCACTACCTGTTTTAAGGGTAAGCGTAGTGCTAGTTGCTGTATCACCAGAAGCAGCATGATCGCCATCAATGACATGCGCGCCATCATAAGAGCCAGTAGTATGGACGTTGACATTCTGATCCATATAGATTTCCTTATAACCCAAAGTATCCATGCCCATCATACCTTTGCGATATTGAGCATCTAACTTACCGCTAGACTGAAACAGTCCTTTAAGACCATCAACCATTGCTGAGTTAGCCGCTGGATTTAAAGCAATACAACGCTCTCCGTCTCTAGGAGTGGCCTGATCGTCCATATATTCATTAGCATCCAGAAGAACAGCAGCAGTTGCTGGAGTTGTGCCAGGTGTGCCAACTGAACTAAACACATCTTTGTATAAAGCAAGGCCATCAAGGTCAATCTTATTGGCAATCGTTGCCATTGCTGGTTTTAGAATACGACTTGAGAAATCGTCAATATCCATTGTCAGCTCTTTAGAGGTGAAGTTAACATCAACACCAATCTGATTATCCAAAGCCAAATCAACTTTAGTTTCAGTGTGATCCTGAACATCAAGAGTAGCGCCGGTACGAATAATGTAACGCGCTGGTTTGCGAATACGAAGGGTATCACCAATCTTTGCGCCATCATTAGCGAAAGAGGCATCATATTCTTTATTGGTATTTCGGGCAAAGCCGAGGTTGTTGACCAAAATACGCAAACCTTCTCGCGTAATCTGGTCAATGGTTAAGTTTGTGTTACTCATAATAGTTCCTTCATCGGGAAAGGCTTTGTCATCACGACAATGCCATTAAATTACCTTATCCGTATTGCTGTTTGTTCCGATAAGCTGCATATTCAGACATTGACATTTTATCAATATCAGTGGTTGCTGTGCTTGTCGTCTCAACCGGCTTAACGGGTTCAGGTGCTTTTGTTGTTCGAGGCTTAGGCATATTTACCTTAGCATCTATTTTTGCAAACTCTCTCGCCATACCAACATTGGACATTTGTTGTATGCGCTGTGCGTCTTGCGGGTTTTGTCCTAAGTAGTAAGCAATATCCGCAGCATTTTCAAATTCTTCCAGTACAGGCAACATTTCTGCTGAAGCCCACGCTTTCTGCTCAAAATCATCATACTTCGCACTTCCGGTTGCCGTTAAGTCATTGGCATAATCGTCATGCGGATTATATGTTTCCTTTGGTTGCCCCTGACTGATTCCATGATCTACAGCCGCTTTAATATAGTCGTCGTAGTTATCATAGTTATCAGCAACAGGTGCTTTAGTTTCCGCTGCTTTGGTTTTGAGTTCCGCTAATTCAGCTTTTAACTGACGGTTCTCTTTCGATTGCTTACTCTGTTTTCGCCAGAGAGCATGTTGCTGGTTTTTCTGCTTTTCAGCTTCAATATCAGCCTCATCTTTTTCGACCTTGGTGGTCGCCTCTGTTTCTTGTGATTCAGTCGAGGTAACTGCTTCCGATGGAGGTGCGTTTTCAGTCGCCACTGTTTTAGTAGTTTCTATCTCTTCAGATACTTCGTCAACCATTTGGTTCTCCGAGTAAGTTAATGATATTCCTATATTTAATTATTTGCAAGTTTTACAATAATCCTTTCGTTAGTATGATATTCAAAAATTGAATAATATCAACATCTTCTGCTAATATTCTGTCTTTATGCAATTCAGCTACAATTCCTTCCTTGTCTCTGACTAAATCCGCATAACTCTTATATTTATATTCATCACTACCACCACCTGTCCATGCACACCCATTATAACCATCAAACGTCCAACAGGTTTGGTCAAATGTTATCTGTGTTGAGTCCCATGTCCAACTCATTTAACCGTCCAGTATTTGATATAGAGTTTCGCCATCCCCCTGTCACCACAACGTTCAGACTCATGTTCGGCTAGATTTGCTTTCATCCAGTTTCTTACACGTCTTTCAGATTTATCATCTGCCCAAAACTCAACAGCAATCCTTCCTTTTTTTACGAGTCTTGTTTTAGCTATTTCCAGTATAGCAATAGTGTTGTCAGCAGATGCTTCATCACCATACAGGGTGTCAATATAAATAAAACTGTACTTTCTGCTTCCGGGTTGTGTAATAAAGTTCTGCTCTAGTATTTTATGTCTAGTATCCAGCGCCTTCTGTGCTTTGTAATGAGCAACTGCTATTGGATTGATCTCGAAGGAGTCTACTGCTTTACACTTTGCATTGGATAATATACTGTTTGCTGCATGACCTTCACCTAATCCAACCTCAGCAACAGTCCCTTCAACCGCCGAACATCGCCCAACATGCTTATAGAAAGGCTTCATATCAATTATGTGGTCTGGCGTGTTACTCATGTTGTACTGTCCGTAATCAAGCCAAGTGCAGCTAATTTAGTTAATAAATCCGCTAATGCGGCATTACCTCCTCTTGAACCCTGAATATCTGGAACACTAACGGGAGTAAATGTAGCAGCACTTACATCACCGGCAAATATTCCGTCTTTCCATTTATTAGCAGAAGCCCCTAAATCAATAGCATTATTATTATCTATTGAATCTGAATCTGATATTGTATTTGATTTAATTGGAACAATAGCGGCAACATTTAATCCGCCTAATCCAATCTCATTTGTGTCCGATGATAATTTTGATGTGCCAGAACTTGCTGTAATGCAAAATCGTGATGGCTTAACAGTATCGTAGTACATATATACATATCTTTGTGTTCCACGACCATGTATTGCAAATCCTCCCCCACCATCTGCTTCAGATGAATTGTATTCCCCAACCTTTGCAGCGCTTGTTAAGAAATTCGGCGCAATTAATGAATATCCTATCGACCCATCGCCAGCAAAATAATTAATATCAATTAATGGATAAGTAGAATCCCCTTGATATAAATTGGTATAGTCAGCTGTATTTGTTAATGAAGATGAATCCACTGCTATCGTTCTTTGCGAATAAAACCCTTGGAATACATTGTCTAAACCCCAAAAAACATCAGAATTAGAGCCATAAGCGCGATTTCCTGTATACCCATTTCTTGCTGTAATACTAGCGCCTGAATAAACATCATATTGGGTATAGTTCAGAGCATGAGTTGCATCACCGATATGGTATGTTGCATCTGTAACAGGAAGAAGATTCTGGATACTCTGAGTTCCAGTAAAATCTATACTGCCATCGGCATTTATTTTTCCATTATATAACTCAGTGAAGTTATCATTTATAATATCGCCACCCGATCTGCCATGAGTTCCCGTTCCATCATCAGCAGCAGTTCCTAAATTAAGTATCTGTTTCGCCATGCGCCTTTATTCCCGTTATATACCCTTCTTTATCACGAATGAACTTAAAATCCCAATCTGTTATCTTCTTATCTGATTCAATGCTTATATTTGAAATCTGAAAGGCTAAATCATCCAGAATGTCTTTCAGACTGTTTGTGTTTAATTCAACATCAGGTAATTTAATCTCAGGAATCTTTATGATTGATATTTTACTTCCTAATCCTTCGATAACCTTTTTTATATCTAATGTATTCTTATTGACTGAATTAGCTAGAAACTTTAATCCATTATCTTGACTTATATCATGTAAATACTGTTTCTTCGCATCCCTTTGTTGTTTATCGGTTAATCCTTTGTATTCTTCGCTATTAACAACTTCAGACCATGATTTAATGATAATTCCTGGATACTGTAACTTTGCAGCACGCTTTTCATCTGCATTAAGACTTTTATAAGCCTTTGATTTAGTTACATCTAGCCATGATCTTAGTTCCATAACTTGCTGTGATCCTTATCGTTCTCCATACCGATAGATGCAAATTTATATTTAGCCTCTGCTTCAGTTGCAGCAGCTTTAGCAATAGTAGCTTCGGCCGTCTTAATAGTAGCCTCTGACTTGATCTTATCCGCTTCTAATTCAGCCATCTGAACCTGTTGTTCAGCATTAGGTGGTGGTGGATTGTTTTGATCAGGAGGCGTAAGTCGTTTTGCAATCTCATCTGATGAATCAAAGTCAAAAGACTCAATAACCTTATCCATTGCCATTGAACGTAATTCAGGACTGACCTGTACAAGCTGCATTAGTACATCTCTTTCTTCAATACGTCTTGTAGCATAAGAAGCCCCTGTAGTAACCTGAACAGAATATTTACCCAAAGTAAGATCGTTTAATATTGCAGGCTGCCCTTGCCCATCAGTAATGGCTTGATTGACGTTCATATCGACTTCACCATCTGGAGTCTGAAGTCTTAAAACACGCTCTCCATCATAAATTTCAGGAATCATCGAAACAAGCACTCTACCAACTTGCTCAATAGAGATTGCCAAATTATCGTGATAGGCGAATGTTGCATTATCGCCCTGAGACTGTCTAGCTAAGATGGCTTTACCGCTTGTCTCATTGCCCATAGCCCCTAATGAAGCATCAAAGATACCTGTAGTACCCTTTAAATCGTCAAGCGCCATAGCAGCTTCATTAACTGCTCCCATAGGAATACCAGCGGGGGATTGACGCATTGGTGGCGGCTGGCCAGGCTTATGATTGTAAATTAAAGCCGAGAAGTTCTTGGTATTGGCATTTCGCCACATGTCTTCATGACCTTCAACCTGTTCTGCTGTGGCAAGCCACGGTGATTTGGGCGCAACACCAACCGATTCGGCAGAAGCATTACGGTGGAAGTTATAAGCGACTTGAGCATCTTTTGAATGACGGATAACGCCACGATAGTGAGTTTTTCCTTCTTCGTGAAGCTCTTTGCCGGCAACAAAAATTAGCGGTATGTATTTTCCAGCAAACCTTTTTGGTTCTTCTAAATAATCACTTCCTGAGATAAGTGAACGATAAATCTCATGTGAAATATCTTCTCTTTGATTAATTACGGTTAATTCACCGATATTTTTAATATCTTCAACAATGGAGTTATCACTGAGCAGATAAATGGTTGTTTTTACTTCCCTTTGTTCAAAATACTCTGCAATTCTTATTTTATCTCCAAACCAGTTCTCAAATGCCTCCCCTTTGGCTTCATTCAGAGGGACGACAGAAGCATTAGGGTATTTTTTCTTGAACTCATCTTTTTCAATGTAAGAGGCGACAAAACACCACTTCATGTCGGATTTTGTCTGTTCTTTTGCATCAGGATCAGGATAAACAGAGAATTGATTGGTAATTCTCATTATTTTACAGTCTTGGTCAAAACTTCCTTCTAAATACTCTGTTCCGACACGTATCCAGCCCCAACCGCTACCTGCGGAATGATCTAAGGCAGTTTGGTATGCAATGGTTGCTTTAGATTCTCTTTCAATTTTATCAATGAGCTTTTCGTACAAAGGCGCATACGGAGAATCATCAACGGCAGTAACTTTAATATCTATCTTATTTTGTCGTGCATCACCCGTAACCTGATCTATAAAGCCTTCACAGCGATTAAAAGTAAGGCATGGACGACTATCTTCATCTCTTTCTTTTTTAGCTTTCTCGTTCCATTGGTCGCCATTGCGAAAACGTATATCTTCCAATGACTTAGAACGATTTTCGTCCTCATCATTTAACGCCCTAGCGAACCTTTTACGAAAAGTAAGGAATTCTTCTGCTTGTTTGACAGATTTAGCCATGTCTAACTCTTATTGTGGATTTTTCTTAGGTTGTATTCAAGAATCTTAAATGTGTCTCTTGCAACTTCTTCAGGCGTTAAAATTATGTTTGAGTGCCTATGGATGCCTATTGGGAATTTAGGATGCTCATATCCAGAAGGATACTGCTGCAATATTAAATCAGAATAACTTACATTATTCTTTGATAACAATAAGTCTAATTTATTAACTAAATAATATTCAAGTCCATCTCTTTTCTTTTTATTTGTATATTCACCATCAAAAAAGTATTCATTAACCATGAACATCTCAAGATCAGTTCTTGCATCAACTTGCATAAAATATGCATCCCTACCTATATCATAATCAACTATCGTTCTTATATATTCAGAATCTAATGAATTTTTGCTTTCCTTAACTATAACTTTATCTGAAGTCTTTGTTTTTCCAATAGAAGTTCCTGTTATAGATATAGCCGAAGCACCGAGCAAGCCTTGTAAAAATAATCGTCTTTTCATGATAACCAGTTACCTGTAGGATTCATGTTGATTTTCTTATGCTTTTTAATCAAAGTTACTGCATGACGTATAGATTGAACGCCCTGTCTTGAGGCTGACATAGTATCATCATCTATATCTATAATCTTTCCATCTTTCATATGATATTGCCTGTATTCTTCCCAAAAATCACCAACCGAATCCATTACATAAAATCTTCCGTCGCTCATTCTTGTAGACATTTCAGTAATCCCTGGCATTATCTGAATACCGCCTGTTCCCTCTAATTTATCCTCACTTGGCGGATTTGTAAAATGACTTTTATCAGGATTATCAGCATTATAGAACATATTTACACCTGCTTTCAAATACTGGTCTTTTGTTGACTCGCCCTGTCCTGTGATTTTATTACCATCGTGAGGCCATATAACAGGAATAACATCTGAATTAGGCTTCATAATGATGTATGAGGCTATCTCTGGAATCTCCTTACCAATTAAACGAAAACCATCATAAATATATATAATATCCATTTGCGGATCATAAGCAAGCCTTACAAATGCTGTTGGATGCGCTGTAGAGCTTAATCCACCAAAGTCGATAGCATCAATGTATTTGAAGTATTCAGGAAATTCTTTTGATTCACACTTAAAGGATTCTTCTGCATAGGCAAAAACAAGTCCGCTACCAAGGACAGGAATACCCCTCATACGCATTTTCATCTGATAGGGAAGAATGTTTTTCTGTGCAGACAGAACCTTCTCTTTCGTTAAATGCCCTTTTCTTCCCTTTAGTGTATGAACAGTTTTAAACTCGAATTTCTCGCCTTCAACTTCTATCTCGAAGTCTTCACCAGCAACATCTTTCCACTCTGCTGTGTGCATACTCCATTTATCCTGAACCATCTTAACGACCTTCGTCATGCCGTTTTCAGGCGTCCATGTAATCCTTATTCGTCCACCTGTTGCAATAGATGAACGCGAAGCCTGCTCTAAAATATCTTCAGGCGGTTCTTCATCTAAGTGAGTGACATCGGCTTTATGCCCCATCCATGTTGCTTTCCCCATTTCGTATGCAAGAAAGACGACTTTTGACCAGCCATCAAACTTACCATTGGTATGGTGTTTGATTCTGACGTTATAGAAGGCATCAGGAACGCCTCTTTTCTTCTGTATCTTGCCGATACATCTTTTAGGTATCCAACCAGTACCTAATTCAGCCTCCCACTCAATAGGATCACCAAATAGTTCCTTTTGAAGCAAGTCGCGTGTTTTGTCATTGTTAATACAGCCAGCAACTAAAACAATCGGATGATTGAACCTATGACCTTTGTAATTATCTGGATATTCCCCAGTTAAATCCATTGCATCATTAGCGCAACCAACATATGTTTTCCCTTGCTGATTTCCGCAGCGTAATCCTTTACTTTTTGATTTATCATCAATAAAATCCTGTTGCCATTGATATAAGTCAAGACTCCTTAGACGTTCAACTTTAAGAAGATCACTCTTCTTCGATAAGTTCTTAAAAAGTTGTTCTCTGGCTGTACTCATTTGCTCATGCTTCTACATAATATCCGGCAATGGTGACGTTCACATCTGTGTCCGTTGCACTCGCCACTAATGAATTAGATGTATTAGTAATTAAAAAGAGTCCTGTTGGAGTTGCACGGTCGTTTTTAAACATATCAAGATTAACAATAGTATTTTTGTTTGTTGATAAGTCTGATGGATGCGCTTCGTATATAGTTAATGTTTCCCCAGTTGTCGCTGATCCAAATGTTTTTGATGACGCAAGAAGAAGTCCAGTTATTACAAACATCATTCCAGATATAGCTGGTACAACCTCAAATGGCGTATCTGCCGTATCAACAAGAATGTAATAAGGCTTTGAATACTTTAGTGGTCTAACAAGTAATTCGCCATTCTTTGACACGATAGCTTTAAAGCCATCTGTATCTGCCCCCTCTATTTTAACTGCAAGCTCACCCATTAATCTACGTGTTCAACTTCAACCAATGACCACGTAATTTTTACGCCATTAGTTGCATTTGCAGTTATTAATTTAACCGCCAAAGCTCCCCCAGGGGGAACAATAATATTGGAAGTGGTTGATAAATGACTTGACTGATTATCAAGACTGCCAGCATGAAACATATTCCCCACTTTAGTTAGCCCTGTAAGACCTGTTGCTGATGCTGTATGATCCATACTGCCCAAAGGAACAGAAGATACTCCTATATTGCGAGAAGCCACAGCAGCAGGTAAAAAGGCTGTCTCATTTCCGATTGTTCCTACTGTTACCTCGTCAATATCTAAAATAGATGCAGCATCTAAACAATGCGACCTCATATCTGTCATGTGATAAAAGACCTGGCTTGTGTTTTGAAACCATGCGATATAAACGCCTGCATTAGCAGTAACGCCATCTAAATCAATAGACCACACTTTGCCTGAGTTAGCATTAATGTGCCTATCTTCCTGCTCTGTCGATGCCGAGACAATAGCCCTTCCTTGAAAGTCAACCTTCATACCATAGTCATTTACTCCTGCACTTTTAATGATTGTCATCTTTTATTTCCTCATGTGTAATTTCTTCGCCATGCCATTTGGACATGTATTTATTTAAAATCTTTAATTGCATATTAATTTCAATAAGCTCATCTTTTATTCTAAAATTTGATATTAATTGATTATCTAATAAAGATTCAGCAAAAGATACAGGAAAAGGGTTGTCATCACTAATCTGTGACCCTCCCGTTTCAATTGACGCTGCTACTGTTACATCATCAACCGATGAATTCTCGGCAGTCCCTTTAATGCGGAATACATCATAGATTCTTTGGGATATGTAATCACTAAGCGCCATAGAACCGTCCATCCTTAGCCTGGATTACTTCTTTTAATTCGACTTTGGTCTTATGTTTATTGAATTTATCAGTTAGATCAATGACTTGAGGCTCACCAAACCTTTTAATGGCTTCTTCTCTGCCTATTCTAACCCTGTCTCCCTTTGGATGATTAGTGAATCCACCGTTATCATTAGGGAGAGTCACGGTTTTTAATGCAGTCGCGTAGAAAGTATCTTCATCATCAAGAACTGTGCCTGTTTCAAGGCGTTCAAGTTCTATTCTGTCGTTAATATCGGTATTCATACTTCAGCGCCTACTTTATTGCCAAGTTTGCGTTTAGCATCTTTAATCATCTCTGAAACAAGATATTCTAAATCAGATAAATCTTTATGTGTAAACCTTATGGATTCATTATTAACTGATATTTCACACCAACAAGGGTATTGATCTGACACTTCTCCACTTAGCTCTCCAACAACTTTATTCATTCAAAGATTCCTTAATAACCTCTAACATAGGTAATAATAAACCAAAATCACCAACATTATCAAGTATATGCTGTTCATGGTTTAATATGAACTCTGCAATCTGCTTGGCTATTTCGTCCTCAGTCATGATTTTCTTCAAGACGCTTTAGTACTAATTTAGCCTGTGTCATCTTTTCATCATCTTCTATAGGAACGCCTCTTGCCTCATCACACCAATCATTGGCTTCCTGAATTAAATATTTTAATGCTTTTATGATCTCTTCTCTTTCTACCTTTATTTTCTTTCCCCTAATAAGATCACCACCGGCCAGGTAAGAGGGATAAGAGGGAGGGAACTCTGACCAGTGGTGAATAACCTAGTTTAACTTATTTTTACCTTAAATACTCTTACGCGACCACCTGTACAAGTGTCGCGTTTTTTAGCCATTCTAACAGCTTCAGCTGCAGTACACCCTAAATCCATTGCTGTTAAAGCATGGTCGCAACCTGATCCAATAGAACAAATCATATTAGTAATATCAATCTTCCATATTTTATGTTCGCTCGAAGTGCCGCTTCTATAAATTCTTTTATTATCAACTAGAATAACATTTACGTCAGCATCGCTATCAGACTCATCAAAATATGCCTTTATAAATCTATCATAATCACTTGCGCAACCTGTAAAGAAAAATCTTACTTCATTTACTATTCGGCATTTATTATAATTATTGTCAACGATTGTTATATCACTTGTTAATCTTGAATCATAAGCAACAATTCCGTCTCGATAAGCAATAGTGGTCATTAAATTAACTCCAATTTGGTTAAAATATCCCGTATCCACTGAGGATCAATCCCAATAATAACAGCATGGGGCATATCCGTTCTTAAATAAGCTAATCCAGTCTTTCTCTTGGTTTCATTTGGATCATAGAACCTCCCTGCTTTCTTGTTAAATCGCCTCTCCACAGGCAAAAAGGCATCAGATATAGCCTTATTAACAACAGCAAACATTAATCTCTCTTCTGCTGAATCCCCTACCTGTGGCAGGATCTTCTTAATCGCCAGTTTCTTTCTTTCCAGTAAATTCAGTTCTGATGTGTTCATATCATCACTCTCTCCGGCAGGGTTTTCGTTGCCTTCTCATACTTCGGGCAAAGGCAAAGAGGATTGTCATCACGTTCAACAGGCCGCTGCCCATAATCCTCATCAATATATACAGTAATATCTCCATACTCTTCCTTAGCCTCTTCAAGCATCTGTATAACTTCTGTAATCAACATATCCACCCTCCCCTTAAAACACTATCCTCCCATAAACAAGAACAATGATAAATACCCAATAAGAGATAGAAATTAGCCGCTATATTTAAATTTGAATCTTTTATTGTTTCTTCGATAGTTATTTTTGTTATTGGCGTCTTTCCTTTCAAATTCAGGGTGATCGAATAACCATGATACAACCCCATTCTTTTTACCAACTCGGCTTCTTTGGCGATTAACGTACAATCTTTCTTCTTTTGAGCCTTTCATTTAATACCTCTCCATAACCAATGGCTATGACAAACCAATTACCCATAAATAAATATCATAACCCAATGGTTACAAACTAACCGATATTAAGAGAAAAGTATGATAGGCTAAACGTTATGCCGGCTAAACAGATACAACCACTGTTTCTGATCTTAGCTCCGCAGGATAATCTCTTTATCTTGTCTCTATATTAACCTTTGCTACTGAACTGAATATCTCCAAAATAATAGGCAATGGATATCTATATATCATCAGCCCAACAGTCTATTCATGGGGGCGTCCTTATTACAGGGTTAGGATTTGATTATGTTACCCGGGTTAGATTGGTTACCAGGCAAGGGATGGATATAACTTAAGATGTGATGGTGTGTGTGAGTGGATAGGATAACTATTTGTGGTTATTTAAGATCTATTTGATCCATAGATAGTTATTGTTTAGTCCTTTCCATGTATCTGATTGCCACTTAATACTTACAGTCATTAGCCTATGCTTACGGCAATACAAGTGATTATAGTAAACGACGCTACTTAGTGTTTTCATTAGTAATACCTTCATCAATGTTGTGTAGTTGTTTGAGGGTTTTCAAGTTCTGTTATCACCTGGGATATGGTCTTACCCTCATCATTAGCTATTTGTTTGATTAGTTTGTAGTTAGCTGTGTCCAGGTCATTAATGCTCTCTTCACGCTTCAAGGTTAATACATCTCCAGGTTTATGCCCAGAATAGTCCAGGCCCTTAGCTATTGCACTGAGCATGTTATTTACGCCTATCTCTTGTAAGTCTGAGCCTAATATTCCTTTTAGCTGATCATAGGCCATTGCATCCAGGTCACTGATATTCTCTGTTATTGCTTGCCTGATCTTGTCCCTTACCCTTTTATGTATTCTATAAGCCTCTTGCGCTGCATACTCTCCGATATAACCAGCTTTTAGTAGTGCTACCTTCTTACCGTCCTTTGGATTCTGGATATAATGCCTAACATAATCATCATCATAGTAATGGTCAGGTACTTGCTGGCTTTGTTGGTCTTTATTGCTTACTGTCATAATATCTACTAATAGAATGATTAATTAGTGATTTATTTTATCATTTCCTGCATTAAATAACATTTATTTGTTAAAAATTGACTTATATCAAGTTATTCACTTGCATACTCTGTATGTATGGTTATACTGTGTATGTGAGTTAAATTAATGAGGGTTATAGAAATGAAAATACTTAAATGTCATAAAAAGGCTTTTATAGCCAAAAACAAACAGATGTTAGTGGCTTTCGATAAGGCTGTCGATGGTAACCGTTACGCCATGCATCCATCTAATGATAACTTGATAAATGCACATGAGAAAATAACTCAACTAACAAAAAACAATATTGTAATAAAAGAATACTATTCTGCACACCATGCAGAAAGAGAGACTGGCATTATAAGACAAAGCATTGCCAAATGCTGCAAGGGCAAAATTATTACAGCAGGCGGCTTTAAATGGGAATACACAACACAACAATCAAGAGGGTAACCATGACCATTGAAGAGATAAATAAAAAGCTATCGCACCTTAATCCCTACTTTGAAAAGGAAGAGATTAAAGAGCTATTGGTAGCCAGGCGTAAGTTAATCAAACAGCAGGATAAGGAGGCTAAATGAAGCACAGCAACCAATACAAACTTAAAATGGCTATGCTACAGCACAACCTATCAGTCGAAAAGGTCGCTGAGGATACAGAGGTTAAGATTCAGACTGTTAGAACCTGGTTATATGCTGTAAACAAAGTCGGTTATCGTGCAATGCCTGATATGGCTATTAAATTGCTTGAATTACAGATTAAACAACAAAAGAGGGTGTAGAAATGTCAAAGATAGAATGCAAAACAAAAGGATTAACCAACAATGGGGCAATGTGTCCTTTTATACTTGTAGGCGGTAAATTTTGCGCAGTCTCCATCGGGAAATGTCCGAATCAGGAAAAAGTAAACGCAGAGTCATACTATTATGATGGGAATAATCGTGGGAGCTATGACGTACTTAAAAAAGATGAAGGAGGAAACATTCGATTTGTTGCTGAAGTCATGAATATTGATGATACAGAAAAAATAGTATTCATGTTTAATGGCGAGTAATGGGTGCTTTAATAATAATTACAGCTATTATCGCGGGTTTAATCATTAATCCAGTAGTTACGTTGTTAGTTCTTATACTGTTAGCATTAATATCCGATTAGAATCCACTTTAAGCCACATAACAGCCTGTTACAGCGATTATCTCTTTATATTGGTACATTGTTACCTATTGAGTGTGTAATGTCTGTAATGGGTGTTTTTACGGGTGTTTTTACGCTATCACAAGCAATCCTTTATCTATTAATATCTTTCGCGTTCGCATTGCGCCTTCATGATGATATAACATGACAAACGATCTTAGCATTCCGCTGGCTACACGAAAATCAACAATATCATGGCAGGCGGAGCAACCATACGCTGCCTCTGTATCTGGCTGCTTCATTCCACCACCACCATTGATGTGACATAATACCGTTGTTGATGCGTCATGGTTGCAATGCCCTGGTATTCTTATCTGACATTCCTCACCGCGCGCAGATTTAGTTATTTTTGACATATACCAACCTCTGCAATTATCTGATCTAGTGTAGTAACTATCGAATAATGACCACTCCAATTAGCCATCAATAAATGTTGTGATGGTTTGATTGCCGACTTAAATACTTCTCCTTTCCTGTTAGCGCATTCTGGCGACTTTATCTCGAACCAGTACGTTTGCTTACGGTAACCAACTAAAATGTCATCAACACCCGTCTGGACGCTTACATGAGGTATCTGGCGTAATGCTTTGACTATTTCTAGCTGATTGCTGTCAATTTTTGCTGCTCTGCGGTATTTGCTCATTTAAAATCCTAAACCCAAACCTAGCCCATAACTATCAGTCACCCGACCTTGATAAACGTTATAAGCATTGCGGTGATGTTGCAGTGAGTTGTAATCATCCATTCTCTGCGATTCTGCTCTATTGTGAAAATATGACCGCTTATCATTCTTCACTTTTATCTTGGCCGCCAACTTAACCGCAGCTTTATCAAATAATTGATGATTCTCTAACAGCCTACATATCTGATTTTCATTTAAAGTTAGTACATTTGTTAAATCTATCATTTCATTTCCTCATTATGGCCTGCTGAACCTATGCTGACTTTCGTTATACAAGCTGTCTTGTGATGGCCAGTCCACCGAAATTCCATATCTTTCCGCCAATAATCTATTCATATTCTCGTAAATATCTCCTACCTGCTTAGTATCTAAGTCTGTAGTGCTTTTTATATCAGGGTAAAGAGCTATCATAATAACCTTGAACATTCCAGATTTTATATTCTCTTGACTTAGATCAATTGGCGCGGTGAATACTGTTTGAACACTCTCACCAGCATCATTCATAGCCTTTGCTACATTCCGGCAATAGACTTCGATTGATTTACGCTGCTGGTCGGTTCTTTGAGTCACGACGCGCTAGTTCCATTGCTTAAAGTTGCCCTTAATCTAATCATTGAGTAACCAAACCAACTAGCACATAGTCTACATAACGGGAGATTAAGCACTTCAAATACTTCAGTCGTTGGGTTCCCGCACTTGGCGCATATTGTAACTTGCTTCTCTTTATCATCCATTATTTAAGCCTCTCAATTACACAAATTGCATCTTCTATTGCGTTATATCTATCAGCTGTCTCAAAGCTTACATCTGCGTTAATGGCTTTTATAGCTTCATCAAGCACTATTGATCTGATTTCACCGTACACAGCAATCATTAGTTTCCCATTTGGCGAGTCTGGATCAAATTCTTTTGTGTCACCCCTTGTTTTATATCCAAATTTAGGCGCCAGGCGTTCATAAATGTCATGCCCTTGTCGCGCTATTAATTCTCTTAAATCCCCCATTATTTAATCTCCTGAATTGCTTTTATTATTTCCGCTCTATATCTAAAGATGTCTTTTTGCTTCTTGTTTTTCGCCATCTGAATATGGGTACACACATCTGACAAGGCCTCAATACACTTCTCCTTAACCTCATCAACCAGTCCTTTAGGGTATTTATCCACCAGTAAAGGCTTTCTGTTTTCATATTCATCTAGCCTTTGCTGTAGAGATTCTAGCTGTCTGCGTATTTCTGATATTTCACAAGTCATTTCATTTTATCCAGATATTTTTTTATCTCTTTCCAGTTATCAGGGTTAACCCACACCTGCTTCAAGACATAGCCTTCTTTGCGCTTCCTTGCGCGTTGGGTTCTTTTAGCTTCTGCGTAGTTCACCGCTGACACTGGCTGCACTCACATTTATACGAATCCTTAACGGCTTGATTAGCTTCTTTTACTGTATCGAATCCTTTTACTCCATCATGGTTTTTGTATTCAAAAGACCAGCCATAATGCAGCGTAACTATTATTCCATTATCAGATGATCTTTCATCATCCCAAAATTCAATTCTCTTATTCATGCCTTTGCCTCTTTCTTTAACTTACATAACCATTATAGCATAAAGACATGTCTATTACCTTGACCTATGTCAAGTTTTAGTTGATTACTTTGTTTTATTCCAGGTCTTGCCCTTCACCCTCACCATTATCACTTTGCACATATACCGTTCTACTTCACGAATGAGACTTAAATGGTCTGGTGGCAATAGGCTGATGATTTCTTTCTTTGATACATTCATTAATATTCCTGTTCTGCCAGTTCACAAAATATCCCGCATTGAATGTCAATAGTATCGTCCATCGGCTTAAAGTAGTCAGGTATTTCTGTTAGCTTGCATCGGTAATCAATCTTACCCTTTGTGTACTTTATTAGTCGAACATTAAAACGAGATTCAATTTCCGCCATTCGCTCAAATCTTTCAGGAAAATCTTGTTTTATCTTTAAAAAATAAGCAGGACTCTGAGCTTTTACACACGGCAAACAATTATTATTTTTATAGCCGAGTTTATAAACCGCAGGTAGCTCAATCCCAGCATCTTGTATCATTGCCAGGCAATCAGATTTAGTCAGCCCTGAGTCTATTAATGGCGTGATAATATTTACTTCATTGTTAGCATCTATAAATAGATCTACCCTGCTCTGTTCCTCACACGTATAGCCAAAAACCTGTATATCATCTGGTAGCTGCGACTCTATCCGCATTTTCTTTTTAAGCTCTAGCGTACAGGGCGCACCACCTATACCGGATAAATACCTTCTTTTCTCAAATACCTTATAAATTGATCTGTCAAATTTATCATTTCCGATTATTTCTATTTCCTGATTAAACCATTTTTCACAATCACGCAAGAATCGAATATTATCCTCATGCTCTTCTCTAACTTGGCAATATTTAATAACAACATCGTTATCAATCAATGCTAATTTTGTAGCAACGGCACTTGCCGCTCCACAACTAAACCATGAAACCATTCTACTCATTTCATTACCCTCTTGTTAATATTCTGCTTAGTGATTCTATTCTGACATTTGCGTACGACACATTGACCGCATAACACGCATTAAACCTACCTTATCAATCGCCATATCATTTGTTATCTTCTCGCGGATTTTCATAAATTTGATTGAATCACCGCGCCACATAACCCCTTTGTCAAACAAAGATAAAATATAACTCTGATCTGAATGGCTAAATTTATAATATTCAACCAAGCAATCAACTAACCTTTCTTGATATGGGTCAATGTTATTATCCACTTTCTCATGCTGGAATCGCTGCTCAAGTAACTTTATCCACCATTTTGCAGCATCTTGCTGACTTTCTGGCATACCGCATGGATTACTGATTTTGTTATCTCGGCGATTGTTAATAATATCCATTAATCTTTGAACATTGGTCAATAAAACTTTTTCTTCAACAACCTTCGTTGTGCCGTTAAATTTTCCCATGATAATTTTTCTCGCATATTTTTATAAAGTTACTTTCTTTTGTTATCCATTCAAGATTTGCTGTAAAAACCCTGTGACCGTTTACAGGTGTTGAGCCGCCCATTAGGAATTTTGATTGGCTCACATAGTCAAAGAAGTTTTCCCAATTATTCAGATCAGGTAAATCATCTTGTAACCACCGCTGCCTTATCTGGCTTTTTCTGGTTGCTGTTAGTTTTTCAACTCTTGGGAGAGTAGGTAGTTTTTCGTGGTATAAATCAACAATCTTCTGATAAGGAACGCCACTCACCGCTTTAGGTGATGGCTTGTTTATTATTTCATTTACATTATCAGTATCAGTAGCATTAACAGTTACAGTATCAGTAACAAGGTTATTTGGGTTAGTTTGGGTTTTCTTGGAAAGGCTTGGGTTATTTGGGTTTCTTGGTCTTCCACCTTTAGCGCCATTAACCCGTTGTTTTTCAACAAAAACATCATATTTATCCATGTCTCTGCTAAGTTGGTTCTTGATGGGGATAAATGCAAACGTAAGATGTCTTGTAAGATTTACAGGATTCCCGTCTACATGATTTATAATTGATTTTAATATTTGACCAGCTTCTTCATCGGTCATTAAGTCTACCGAAGTGAGCAGGTCACGCATTAGTAGAAAGGATTTTTTTGCTTGCATTGTTTTCCCCTCCCTACTGTTGTTGTTATTGAAAAAGATGCTGGCTCGCCGAGACGTAGGGGAAATGGCTAACATCGGGGATCAATCCAATGTGAGCCAGCAATTGTTATTATACACTATTGTTTATTATTGCTGTACTCATATCTTATCTCTCTTGTTTATTATATTTATCAAGTATTGATTTGATTTTTCTTATATCGTCAATAGATATTTTAATATGACATCTACCAGAGCTAAAATGAGAATGTATTTGCGTGCTTATTACACTTATTTCGCGCTTATCGTTCCATTCTTTTTCAGTTTCATATAATACTGAAGACGCTGAATAGTCTGTTTTTTCTTTCCATGTATCAATGTAATATTGGATCGCTAAATGTTCGTAATGCTCCTTACCTATAGGAGACACCGTAAAATATTTTCTACCGACTTTTACAACAATAACCGGCGTTAATTCCTGCTTAGTACGTCTAGCCGCATTACCAATATTTAAGCTAAATAACTTATCCCCTACTTTTGGCTTTCTCATATCTTATCTCTCTTGTTTATCATTTTGTGCAAGTGGTTGTTTGCACTCACTTTCAATTAATACTTTTTGATCACACAAGGTATCAATCACCCACGGCACATACTCGTATTTAAATAATATAAATAATGCAACTCCGACGATTAATGCTATTGCTCTTTGCTTGCTATCCATCGTTTATTTTCCTCTTTGCCCATGCATAATATTGTGGATAGTAGTATGCGTATATTCTTCCTGAGTCATCAATATGATGGTATGGAGGCAGCTTTCCACTTGCCAATGAATATTTTACTTTTCCATCTTCATTACATGCCTTAAATTCAACTTTGTATTTCATCGTTTACTCCGCTATTTAGAGCGCATTAAATCAACGCGATTTGCTATCCATTGTGATATAGTCATACCCCTAGATTTAAGGTGCGCCATTAGCTTTTTGTATTGCGTGTCTGTTAGCTTAGCGTGTACTACCCTATTCTTATGTGTTAGCGGCTTTCTATTCTCTACAGTAATCAACTGTAAAGCAGGCCCTCTCAATATATTGCAACTTTGGCAAGTTGGTTCGACCTTTAGCGGGTCATTGTAATCTCTGTGATCGTAATGTTTTGCTTGCTTCCCACAGTCAACACATTTCTGTGTCGATATATGGGGCAACTCGCCTCTTCTAACTGCTGTGCGAACAGCGCACATTGCTTTACTGTTTGCCATTAAGAAACTCCTTTATTATCTGAATGATTTGCTTATTCATTGAGCGGCCCTCTTCTGCTGACCTCTTTTTAATAGCTTTAAACAGGTCTGGTGTTACTCTTAGTCTTATTTCTTTTATTTCCACTTTAATTCACCTTTATGGGTTGACAGTGGGTATATTGTATGCCAATATACACCTAACGTCAAGTTTAATTAACACAAGAGAGGGTTTAGAGATGAAGTATTTATTACCAATTGCAGTAAGCGCAGTAGTTCTATTTTGGAGTACAGTTATTTATGTTATCTGCCATTTCGTTTTCAAGTTTTGGTGAGCGAAATGAACGATAACATAAATCATGAGCGTGAAATAGAACGTGACCGCGAAGGTGACTCTGAGGGATGGGAGTCTTTCCATGACCAACGTATTAAGGAGCTGCTCAATGACATAACAGAACTCAGTGATTTTGACTATAAAGATATTGGTGAAATAGTTGTTGATCAATGGATGGTAAAAGGGAATTATATTGATGTTGTTAGCCCGCTAAAGGAATACTTTGAAGAATTAGCAGAAAAACAGGTTTTAAAAGAGTGGAGTGAGAAATGAATAAAGAAACAGCTAAGTTATACCTACCGATGGTAAAGGCTTTTTCAGAAGGTGAGATTATACAGCGTCTTAATAACGACGAATGGCTTGATGTTTTAACCCCAACTTTTAATTCTTTGGACGTTGAAAACTATCGTATAAAGCCTAAACAAATGGAATTCTACGCTATAGCCAATGATGATAAGACGGAGATGTTGTCTGGTGTTTATAAGACAGAAAAAGAAGCCAATGATTATATAAATGATAATGGTTTTAAGAGCTACAAAAATATAGTTCACTTGCGAGAAATAGAGTGAACATTGTATCAATCAATCTGCACCTATCCACCAGTGCTGACAGGCTACGTGATGAAATACATTCACTCATGGTGGCTCGTAAGTCGCCGATCATAACTGTTGAGGATAAAAATAACATGGATGCTGTAATAGATATTCTCGATGATTTACTTGAGAAGTGTATTAGCGCAGAAAGCAGGAGGGGGGAAACAATGAATGAACTAGAATTACAAGACTACCGTCTTAGAATGGAAAAATGCGCTGAGATGCTTGTTGAGTCGGGATATGCAGTTAACACTAAATTTGTTCCTATTGAGAAATCACCGGATAAAATAGCAAGATGGGTGCTAATAACAAAAACCGGAATACATCGTGTTGAACTGTTTTTAGACACGCTCGAAGGCAGGCGACAAGCTGATGCTATTGAGAATTGGCTAGTTAAGTTAAACAAAGAAGAAACTAACTGGAATGGACTAACTTTATGGGGAGCTTCAAGAGTAAAAACAAATAATAGACCACTAAAGATGCACCAATGGCGTTTAGACAGAATCAAATGGTGTGTTCAGGAGCTAATTAAATGAATAATCTTTACATTGTATTGCTGTGCTGGCTATCAGCGATTGTAGGCTTTATAAGCGGAGCCGCTTGGTGCGGGCTGTTTAGAAAAGACGAATCAGTATTAACATCGGAAAGGCTAGAAGAGGATGAATGGCAATGAATAAATTACGGTTTAAATTAGTATGGAAAATACTAGCGCTTATGTTTGCATTTACAAGTGGTTATTACATCATATTTGATGATGATTTCATAAAGGCAACTTACTTTCTTGGTATTGTTATATTGCTGTCTTTAGCGGGGGATAAGAAATGATTAACGAAATTAAGACACAAAGCATATTCGATTCCCACTGGAAACGATCAAACCGCAAGGATATAAAATACAGCCAGGAGGTTCAGGATAAGTTTAATAAAGAAATGATTAAGGCTCAGATTAAGTCGATCAATTTCTATTATGACGGAATGAATGCTGTTGTTAAGAAAAGAGCAGATAAATATTTGGCTATTTTGGAGGAAAGATTATGAAGATGATTGACGCGATGAAGATCATAGATGGTGAGCCTACAGGTTTTATGGTTTCTTTTGAACGCAGGATAGGCAATCTGCTATGTGGAGATCATTTTCCAGACCTTCGCGGAGGCGAAGCATTGATTAAAACAGAAAATGAGGCATGGGAGCTTGCTTCTAAGTTTGCAAAGAAGACTATTGGTAGTGTCGTTAATTTGTATGTAATTAAAAGTGATTTCACGGCAGTTGAAGGATACAGAGATAAATATATTAAGAATCGGTAGCAATAATGAGGCTTAAACGATGATATATACATGCGCTAAATGTGGGGGGGTAGCTGATGATGATATTGACGTTGGTACAGAAACTCCTGAAGGCTTCATTTGTGAGGGCTGTGCAGCAGAGGCTGAAGAAATGAAAGATAAATTCAATAAATATTGCGCTGATGTTATGGGCTTGGAAGTCAGGCATACTGATGAAGATGGTGAGTTATGGGTATGGTTTGATGGGCAGCAGACATTTAGCCATGCCTACAACCCATACGATGATCTTAATAAGATGGCCGAGGTTGTAGAGAAGTTAGCGGGTGACGGAAATATAGGGCACGCATTTATTGATATGCTATTTAATGACAAATATGAAATAAATAATATCAAACAAGCCTTTCGTGATTTTATTTTATCAACTATGGAGGAAGAGAAATGAAAGATATTAACGAATTTTATGCTGAGAAGTGCCGTGTAGAACTATGGACTAACCTATATGGATTTAGTGGTTATAACCATGATGGGGGAAATAAAGGACACCCGTGGGCAATCCAAGACCCTCGATGCCGCGAAATCATTAGAGAGAAGTTTAATGTCCAGACTCAGTTATTGTCTGGTGAATGGTGTGGGGTAGCTGCCGGACTTCCTACAATAATTGAATTTGGAAAAACTATAGCCGAGGCTGAAATAGTATGTCTCGAAGCAATTTATAAAGCAGAGGTAGAGGAATGATTCAAGCAATTAAATGCTTTTTCAATCTTCATAAATTTACTTGTTGGAGACACTACATACAAACACAAAGCATCTATTACAGAAAATGTAAGTATTGTAATCATACAGAATATAAATGGATGAGTATGGAGGAAAGAAAGTGAGCAGAATACAAAATTACTTGTTAGAACAGCAAGAAGCAGGAAAAGAGCCTCTAACAGAAGCACAGGAAGCCCGGGACGTAGTTAAGGATATGCCGGACGAAGAGAAGATGCAGAAAGAAGACCCAGGATACATAGAGTTTCTTAAAGACTTGAACTCTTGTCCTTATTGAATAGGCAACGAGATAGCCTTAATATCTCATAAATAAACGAAACATAGGTAAACGAAATGTCAATTATTGCAAAAAACAAAGGCGGCGACTTCAAACAACTCCCGCCTGCAACTTACTCAGCAAGATGTTATCAGATTGTTGATTTAGGCCATCAAAAAAACGAACACGAAGGAAAAATAACCGTTAAACATCAGGTTTTGGTTTCATGGGAAATTCCTACAGAACTACTAGATGATGGGGAGCCAATGTCTATTGGTAAGTTCTATACTCTTTCTCTTCACCCTAAGTCAAATCTGGGGCAGGACTTAGTGTCATGGCGTGGCAAAGCCTTCACGACTGAAGAAGAAGCTGGCTTTGATGTATCAAATCTAGCAGGCGTACCATGTATGCTATCAGTTATAGATAAGAATGGTAAAAGTCGCGTCAGCAGCGTCTCAGGGCTTCCTAAAGGCATGACTGTGCCAGATCAGATAAATGATTCACTTGTATTCTCAATGGAAGATTATTCTAAAGGTGATACGTCTATTTTTGACAAACTATCAGAAGGAATCCAAGCTATTGTTTTGAAGTCTGAAGACCTAAAGAAACAGGAACAGCCGGTGCAATCGGAAAATCCAGCAGAAGGACTTGATGGCTTAGACCCGGATATTCCCTTTTAATGGCTATTGTTGCAACAAGTAAAAATACGCATGAGAAGGAACTCGTGCTACTTAACCAACGTCTTAGGCACACTCAGAGGCTTTGTAAGGCTATATATCTCTACAGCGACTACATGTCAGAGATTAAGCAGTTTATCGCCGATGAGGACTTACAGAGCGCGTCAGGGTATTGGAATGACTTAGATTATGATATTCAGAAGCTATTAATCACTGCACCTCTATATGGCGGGATATTTACCACAAAAGAACGTGCAATTGTTAAAAGTCTTTGGAAAATTAGTGTTTCCGATATAGAAGATGGCTAAATGATATAATCGGGTTACAGGGTACTTGAATACCCTGCCCCTATCGTCAACTTACTGGAATAAGCTAATGACTTCAAAACATTGTATCAAATGTGAATTAGAAAAGCCCTTTTATTGTTTTAATAAAAACAAATCAAAAAAAACTGGCTATCAAGATTGGTGCAGGGTCTGTACGAAAGCATATCACCAAACGCAACATTCAAAAGATGTAAGAAAATCTTATACTGATAATTATCAATCAGGTACCAAATGGAAAAATAGCAAGAAAAAGGCTAGTGCAAAATGGGATTTTTTAAATAGAGAAAAGAAATACGCCCACGGAAGAATAAGTAGTGGATTAAGAAACAAATCAATTAAAAAGCCTATTATATGCGAAGGGTGTAAAGAAAATCACAAACTAAACGGTCACCACGAAGATTATTCAAAGCCATTAGATGTTGTTTGGCTGTGTGATGATTGCCATCGGTTTATACATGTACTGATAAATATAGAGGAAAACAAATGAAATACGACATGCTAGGCGAGAGGGCGGTAAGTAGAGAAAATCCAAAAGATGCTATTGATCTACCGGCCTCAGAGAGGGTATCAACTAAGAACGGGACATCAAATTGGTCTACATTAACCCAAGCAGATAAAGCTCAATTAGACCGTATCGAGGCTAAACTAGATAAGCTAATAGAGGAAAACAAATGAAGCTACTATTGTTCATTATTTTTATGCTGTTATCTTATCAGGCTGTCGAGGTATTAGCTTGTGAGATTGTCCAGGAGCCTGTTGATGAATTACCGATTATTAGAGGTGTGAAATGAGTGAAGGAATAACATGTTACAGATGTGGATACTGTGGAAACATAACAGACTCAAAAGGCTATGTATTAAGCATTGAGGATGCTGAGGAATTATTAAAATTAGATGTTGATATAGATAAAGCGGAGATGACGCATGGTGAGTGCTGCGTTAATGAGCAAGAATCAAATATGGT